CGGGCTGGAGACCACGCCACAGAAGAAGGGCGTGCCGGGAGCCGACGCGCTGCTCGTGGAGGTGGGATGCTACGCCGCCGACTATTCGGGTGTCGTGGCCCTTTCGGAAGCCGTCCGCGCCGCACTCGACTTCACGCAAGCAACCCTCGACGGCCTCGTGCTTCGTTCCTGCATCCTCGTGGGGATGGACGAAGGCTGGGAGGACGACGCCTACGTGAGGATGCTATCATTCGAGATACGAATATAACCAATTAACTCAGACCATCATGTCAACACCAACTGGATACATCAATGGCAGCGACCTGCTGCTGCTCGTGGGCACCAGCACCCCGTTCGGTCACTGCACCACCCACACCCTCACCTTCAACAGCGAGACCAAGGACAGGGCAGTCAAGCCCCTCGTCTCCGTTCCCTATTCGGCCAGCTCCGGCCTCTTCAAGAGCAAGAACGTCACCGGCCTCTCCGTCACCGTCAGTGCGGAAGGACTGCGCTTCTACGACGAGACGGAGACCGGCTTCAAGACGCTGCTCAACAAGTGGAAGAGCGGCGAGGCCATCGCCCTGAAGGGCTTCCACCGCGCCAACGCCACCACCAACCCATACTTCACCGGCAACTTCGTCATCACCTCCCTGGAGGAGACGTCGCCAGCCGCCGACGACACCACCTACAAGGTGACGTTCGATAACGACGGCCCCGTGACCATCGACGAGAGCAAGTGCGGCGGCACGACCGAGGAGACCGAGGTTCCGACGTCTGCCAGCAACTCGACCTCGGTATCTTCCCATTCATCGTAAGCCATGGACATCCACGTGAGAATAGACGGCAGGGACTTCCCCTGCCGTCCCACCATGGGAGCGATGCGCCGCTACCGTGCCATGACCGGCAAGGAGGCCACCTCCATCAACTGGGAGAGCCCGGTTGACATGACGGACTACCTCTATTGCTGCACCGCATCGGCATGCCGCCACGACGGCGTGGACTTCCCCTACGACGCAGAGAGCTTCGCCGACGCGCTCACCGTGGAGGACCTGGCGGGATGGTCGCAGGCCGTGGCCTCCGACACGCCAGCCGAGGACGGTGAGAAAAAAAAAGCGGAAAGCCCGCTACCATAGCGGAGGTGCTCGGCTTCGCCCTTGGCGAGATGGGGATGCGGCTTGACGACTTCGACCGGCTGACCCCCGTGGAGTTCAACGAGGCGAGCAAGGCATACAACCGCCGCAGGGAGGAAGACTACCGCGAGCAGTGGGAACGGGCAAGGCGCATGGCCGCGACCATCGTGCAGCCTTGGTGCAAGAAGGGCTTGAAGCTGCGCGACGTGATGCGGTTCCCATGGGACCAGGAAGAGCGACGCCCCAAGCGTCAACCTATGAGCAAGGACGAGCAGCGGGCGAGGATGGAAGCCCTCGCAAGCATGATCAGAACAGAAAAGCACAGCAGAGATAGAGATGGCGAAAGACCTAAAAATCAAGATAAACCTATCCATTGACGGCAAGCAGCACGTCATCGACGCGAAGGCAAGCACCAAGCAGCTCGCCGACGCCCTCGGCGTGGCGCAGGACAAGGCCAGCGCGCTCGGCAGCGTGTTCAGCAAGTGGCAGGCCACCGCCATCGGCATACAGGCCGTGCAGGGAGCCATCAGCAACCTGCAAGGAGCCATCGGCAACATCACCGGGGAGAGCAAGGACTTCAACGCCGCCATGCGCGAGGCCAACACGATGGCCGGTCAGGACGCCGCTGGCTTCGCCACGATGAAGAAGCAGGTCACCGACCTTGCCGCCACCATCCCCATGGCGCGCGACGCCCTTGCAAGAGGCTTGTACCAAGTCGTCTCCAACGGCGTGCCTCAGGACAACTGGATTAGCTACCTCGAGGCATCGGCCAAGGCCAGCGTGGGCGGCATCGCCGAGCTCGGTTCGGTGGTCAACGTCACCTCGACCATCATCAAGAACTACGGCCTTGAATGGAGCCAGGCCGCCGCCATTCAGGACAAGATACAGATGACCGCCAAGAACGGCGTGACATCCTTCGAGCAGCTCGCACAGGCACTCCCGTCGGTCACGGCCAACGCCGCCACCCTCGGCGTGAGCGTCGATGAGCTGATGGCCTCCTTCGCCACCCTGACGGGCGTGAGCGGCAACACCGCAGAAGTGGCCACCCAGTTGGGAGCCGTCTTCACCTCCCTTGTCAAGCCTTCGAGCGAGGCCACCAAGATGGCAGAGGAGATGGGGTTGCAGTTCGACGCCGCCGCCATACAGGCAGCAGGTGGTTTCCAGCAGTTCTTGGAAACCGTCACCAACACCGTGCGCAGCTACGCCGCCGCCCACGGCATGCTGGAGCAGGAAATCTTCGGCAAGCTCTTCGGCTCGTCGAGAAGCCTCCGCGCCATCATCCCCATCACGGGCGAGCTGGCCGACAAGTTCAAGGAGAACTGCGGCGTCATGCGCAACTCGGCAGGGAGCGTGGAGGGAGCCTTCGACCAGATGTCGAACACCAGCGCAGCCGCCGCCCAGCGGCTGACCAACGCCCTCGCCCCCGTGCGCGACGCCTTCGCCTCGGCCATCGGAGGCATGCAGCCCTACCTCAACTTCGCCTCGTCGGTGGGCATGACGGTGATGAGCTTCGAGGCCGTGCGCAAGGCCGCCGTGGCCTTCTTCATGACCCTGCGCAACAGTGCGGCAGTCACCGCCCTTGTGGCCGCAGGGCAGAAAGCCTACAACTTCATCCTCACCGAATACCGCGCCATCACCATCGCCGCCGCCATGGGCACCAACATGCTCGCCGTGGCCATCCGCGGCCTTCTGATAGCCACCGGCGTGGGAGCCGCCATCGTCGCCCTCGGGCTTGCCATCAACGCCCTCATCGGCCACGAGGAGGACGCCACCGAAAAGACCAAGCAGCTCACCGACGCGCAGAACGCCACCGCCATGGCACAGCAGCAGGAGCGCGAGGAGGTGTCGCGCCTGACGGGGCAGATGAAGATGCACATCCAGCAACTGCAAGACTTCAAGGGCAGCAAGGCAGAGGAGAAGCGGTTGGTCCAGGAGATGAACAACACCTACGGCCAGACGATGGGCTACTTCAGCAGCGTGTCGGCATGGTACAAGGCACTCACCGCCAACAGCGAGGCATACACCAGGCAGATGATAGCCGAAGCAAGGGCGAGGAGGCTGGCCAACCAGATAGCCGAGGTGGATGCCAAGATACACGACATCAACTACGACAAGGAGGGCAACCGCCGCAAGTATTCGGCGCAAAACAAAACCACGAAGGAGGACATCGTAGATGATTTCGGCAATCCCATCGGACAGAGGGACGTGGTGGTGAAGGGCAGCAGCGATTGGGACAAGGCCGCACAGCAGACCACGCAGCTCGCCAAGGAGCGCGTGGCACTGGAGAGGCAGCTCAACGACACCATCAAGGACAAGACCGTCAGCTACAAGGTGCAGGGCTCGCCCGTCGCACCGACATTCCCCACCGGCACGACCACCACGCCGAAGGCTGGCTCCACCGGCGGCACGACCAACACCGACAACACGCCGAAGCTCACCCTCGCCGCCACCACCTACAAGCAGCTGGCCGAGAACGTGCGCTACTACGAGCAGCAGCTGGAGACCGCCAACTTCACCGACAAGGAGAGCTACAAGCAGCTCGTGCTGAAGAAGGAAGCCGCCGAGGACGCCATGGAGAGCTACCGCCTCATGGTGGAGGACATGCGCGGCTTGGCGGGGTTCAAGGAGGACGCCACATCGGTGCGCGACATGCGGGCGAACGTGGAGGTGCTACAGAAGCAGTTGGAGAAGACCGAGCCGAGGAGCGAGGCATACACCACCATCACGGCGGAGATAGAGAACTGGCAGCGCAGACTGTCGGACATAGCGGACGGGAGCATGGGCGACATCGAGCGCACCATCCAGTCCATCGACGACCGCCTGCGCCGCGAGAACCTCACCGTGGAGGCAGAGGTGGAGCTCACCGCCCAGCGCGAGGCACTGCAACGACAGCTCGACGAGCGCGCAAGAGACGTCTATTTCCGCGTCAACATCCTCGGAAAGGAGAGCAGCCTGAAGGACATCGACAACGCCATCCAATACTACACCGAGCGGCAGCAGGAGCAGTCGCCCGACGAGGTGAGGAAGACGCAGGACACCATCCAACGCCTTGAGAAGAAACGCGAGGTGTACCAGCTCTCCATAGAGCTTGCAGGCCAAGCCGACGAGATCAGGGAGATAGAGCAGCTGCCCGAAAGGGAGCACCGCATGCGCATCAAGGCCATCGGCCTCGACGAAATCACCCGCCGCATCGACACCATCAAGGCGCGCATCAGCGACACGGAGAACCCCGCCACCGCCACACAGCGGGAGGAACTGGAGCAGCTCATGGACACCTACCGCAAGTGGCAGAGGCAGAGCATCGACGCCATGGAGCAGGTGGGAGAGGCATGGGGCGGCATCAAGTCCATCGGCAACGGCGTGGAGAACATCACCGGCGCGCTGCAAGGCCAGGAAGACGCGTGGAAGACCATCACGGGACTTGTGGACGGCTTCCTACAGATATACCAAGGCATCCAGGCCGTCGCCGGAATCATCCAACTGCTCACCACGCTGTCGGAAGCCCACACCATAGCCAAGGGAGCAGAGGCCGTGGCAGTGGCCACCGAAGGAACAGCAGAGGCCACATCCGCCGGAGAGGCGGCAACAGCCAACGTGACGGCCTATGCTACTGAGACGGCGGCGGCATCGGCCGAACTTGGCGTGATGATGCAGCTCATGACGGCCAAGTACCTTGCAGCACACGCAAGCATCCCCTTCGCCGGCTTCGCCATCGGTTCCGGCTTCGCATCCGCTGGCGTCGGCTTGGTGCAGTCGATGAGAGCCCTCGCCACCTTCGCCGAGGGCGGCATCGCCTACGGTCCGACCCTCGGACTATTCGGAGAGTACGCCGGAGCGTCGCACAACCCCGAGGTGGTGGCCCCGCTCGACAAGCTGCGCGACTACGTGCAGCCGGAGCAGATGAGCGGCGACGTGCGCTTCATCATCGACGGCGACAAGCTGGTGGGCATCCTCAACAAGCGCAACAGACACACATCAAGGACATAAGGCATGGCACTCGCAAGAATACATACAGGCAAGTTCGTCAGCGTGGAGGGCGTGACATGGCAGGTGGACATCCTGCGTGTCTATGACCCCTACGAGGAAGAGGAGCCGGGCGCACCCGGAGAGCTCACCTTCCCCGCCGACGAGCCACTGGTCATCGAGTGGCCGGAGAGGGGCAAGGAGGAGGCCGTCTGCGGTTCGTCATGCACCCTCCGCATCGTCTCGCCGGGCGACCGCACCTATGTAGGGCTGTACACCGAGAAGGCCGCGGAGATATTCATCGAGGTGTATCGCAACGGCAGCCTGTGGTGGACGGGAAGCCTCGACACCGAGCAGTACGAGGAGCCATACGAGAGCCTCGACGATTACGAGGTGACGCTCACCTTCTCCGACTTCGGCGTGCTCGACCGTCAGAAGTTCGGCATGGAGGGCACGGTGACGCTCTACGCCATCTTCCGCTACGCCCTCGCACGTGCAGGGCTTGACGGCCTCGACAACGACTTCTCCCTCATATCCTCCAAGGTCAGCGAGAACGGCGCGACGCTCTCCCTGTCCGACCTCACCGTCAGTTGCTCCAACTTCTACGACGAGGACGGCGAGCCGATGACCGTGATGGAGGCGTTGATAGGCATCCTTCAACCCCTCGCCCTTCGCGTGGTGCAGCGCGCGGGAACCGTCCACGTCTATGACCTCAACGGCCTCGCCACGCTCGCACAGAGCCGCGAGGTGTGGTGGAGCAGCGACCACCAGACGCTTGGCGTGGACAAGGTGTACAACGACATCAAGGTGACCTTCTCCCCATACGGCGACGGCGCGCTGATGACCGACGAGGACATCAAGTTCGGCGAGGAGGTGGACGAAGAGGAGACGAACTACAACCACTCCACCAGCACCGCCACCAAGTTCAGCTACTTCCCCGACCTGAGCACCGACTGGAGTTGGAACGGCATGAGCGGCTTGCGGTGGCCGGTGTTCACCATCCACCTCGGCGACGGTGAAGGTCTCGCACAGGTCTTCGGCAACGAGCCGTCCCTGTACCGTGCGGCTGCGGAGAGAGGCTTCGCACAGACCCTTGCCGCCTACTTCCGCATCGTCTCGCAAGGTGGAGGGAGCGACGCAGAGGGCTTGATGTGGATGTTCAGGACGGGGCTTGAGACGAACAACGTGCATGAGCCGATTACCACCACCTCCGACGGTTCGATAACGATGGGCCACGCCTGGCCGACGAACCAGTACTCCCCATCGGACTGGGCGAGCTCCCGCCAGTCGATGTTCACCACGAGGCGCGTCTATCTGCCACCCATGCCCGCCACTTCCCTTCCGTCGGGATGGGGAGGGAGCGGACAGACACCGACCAACACCACCAACTCCAACCGCTTCAAGCTGCGCCTCGCCATCTCCATGCTGGCCGACTGGCGGTACAACCCGTTCGGCGAGAAGAACTACGACAACGGCGGTATCATGGACTTAGCCGTCAGGATCAAGAAGGACTGGGAGGACCACGGCAACTACCTCATCCACCACTGCCATGTCAAGCTGTGGGACGCGAAGACGGGCGGCAACTGCCTCTGCCACTACGACAACGAGAGCGTGGCCTTCGGAACGACCGACCGCGACCCCGCATCCCTCGGTATGACGATAGGCAGCTGGGTGAGTGGCAACTCGTCCACGCCCACCGCGCTGCTCACATGGTACGACGCTGGCACCGATGACCGCAACGACAGCACCGGCATCTGCGGGTGGCAGGAGAACCACCACAGCGTGGGAAGGGGAGACGATACGAAGCTTTCGGAGGAATTGAAGAACGCACCCGCAGGGCAGTACATCCCATACCCGCCGCAAGGTGGCTGGCTCGACATCGAGGTGATGAGCCACCCCGCCATCTTCGACGGAGAGAACAACGTGAGCGCATTGACCAGCGGCCTCGGCTACCGGCTCAGGTGGCTGCTCTACAAGCACCCGACACTGGAGGTGGTGAGCGGCTTCAAGTATGAGAAGGTGGAGGTGGACGACATCGAGTTCAAGGCCCACGCTAACTCAGACGCACAGGAACCGCTGGAGCTCGACACCGTGTGCGGCACGCTGACAAGCCCCAACCCATGCGCACGTGGCGCGCTGAGATGGGCGAGCGGCGGAGCCTTCGCCTGGTCGATGTACCGCGCCGGGAAGACCGACCGCATCGAGCGGCTGTGGCTCGGCACGCTATACTCACAGTTCGCCTCACGCCATGCGAAGCTCGATGGCGAGGCGAGGATTGACGGCGGCGGGCTGTGCCCCTACACGGAGCAGAACCAAGGCAGCCTGCTGTTCGCATGCACGGGCGAGACGGTCAACGCCATCGCCGACACTTCTGAAATGACACTTGTGGAGCTGTCACCCGACGAATACGAAGCAGAAATCTACGACTAATGGCCAAGAAATACTACATCACGGAGCGGATGGTGGCGGCAAGGCCGCGCAGCGAGCGTCTGAGGAAGCTCGGAGGCGGCGTGTCTTCCGGATCATCGTCGGCAGTCCACATCAGCGGCCACGGCGGAAGCGGCGGCAGCGACGGGACGGAACAGGAGATACCACGCGTTGGCGACCTGCGCGACGTGGGGCTTGGCGTGAAGAACCTCAACGACGTGCTCATGTGGGACGGCACGCAATGGACGAACGTCAACTTCACCGGCGACATCGACGCGCTGGAGGCGAGGATGGACGATGCGGAGCTTGCACTCGTCGCCCTTGACGGCCACAAGCACGACTGGGGGGATGTTGTCAACAAGCCGAACCTCGTGGAGGGCATTGTCATCGGCAACAAC